GCCGGTGGCGCTGGTCGCTTTGTACTCGTCGGTGGTGATCTTGTCGCGTTCGTACTGCTCCGTGGCGCTCCCTGCCTCAGCTTTCATTTTTTGCAGGGTGTAAACCTGCGCCAGCTTGTCAGCGGCGGTCGCGACGCCTTTCCCGAAGGCATCTTCTGGCTGTACCTGTGCGGGTGCCATGTTGGGCGTTGATGCGCCGCCTTGGCTGACGGCGAGCATTGGATTGATTCCTGCGGCGAGCATGTCTGCTGTGCTGCGTTGGTAGGCTGTGTTGGACATCCGCTCTTCCCATGCTTGCTGCTCTCGCTGCAGCATGATGTTGGTGCGGTTCGCTTTGGCCTGGGCGCTGTGGCCGAGGAGGCCCCCTAGTAGGGAGCCTCCTGCTGTGATGAGTGACGCGCCGATTGCGGGAAGCATCGCTTAGAACCGGTCGACGCCAGGCACCGCGTAAGCGGGCATGAGGCGTGCGACGTTGGATAGATGCAGGATGTCCATGATGATCTGCGCGCTCCATTGCGCGTTGGGCGCGGTCGCGAGTGAGCGAGCGAGCGTTTCCTTGGTTTTATCGGTGATGAAGTCGGCATTGAGTGCCGGCTCTGTTCCGAATTCCTCTGCGTAGTGCCACCAATCGAGTGGTTGTGCGGCGGTGCTTCTGAGCACGCCGGTGATCTCGTTGGGTGTGTATCGGTACTCCGCGTGCCTTTCCTGGTAGCCCCAGGTGGCGACATCCGGGACGGTGTCGAGTGGTTGGAAGATTTCCTGTGTGGCGACTGCTTGCTCGCCAATGTTGGCGAATACAGGGAAGTAGTAGTCGAGCCTGGTGAGTCGTCTCCAGTGTCGACGTGTTCCCTGTTGGTATGTTGGTGTCGCTCGGACTGCGGCCAGGCCGATGATGTATCCGTGTTCCTGGGCGGAGTAGTTGAACGTCCGTTTGCTGCCGCTCGCGTGCATTTCTGCGCCGAGGTTTCCGAGGGCGCTTGGATCGTCTGGGAGCGGCTCGGCGTTGTATTGCGCGGTCTGCGCGATGGGATTGACGGTGATCGGGATCCGGTTTCCGCCCAGGTATTCCGGTCTCTGGAGTCTGTAGTCGGGAGCTCGTACTCCGAAGTGGACGAGGAGCTGTTCGACGTATCGAGATCCGCCTCGAGCGTCGAGCTCGAGGAGTTTCTGTGTGGTGGATGCCAGGCGGATGGCGTTGATGGTGACGGCGGTTGCCGTCGCCAGGTCCGCGTAGAGGTTGCTCGGATAGTAAGCGGTGTCCGCGGCGAAGCCCGCGACAACGTCTGAGCTGAGGTCCATGTTGTTTGGAATGACGCCTGTGCCGAGCGTGACGTTCTGTCCTGGTGTTGCGCCTGCGGCGGTGAGTAGGTGCATCGGTTCTTGTGCGCCGGTGACGGTGTCGGCTACAGCCGTGAGTACCGGCGCTGTGGTGCCGAGTGGTAGGGAGACGGCGTCTCCTTTCTGCGGCCAGGGAAGCGACCTGGTGAAGTAGTCGCTGCGTTTGTTGATGCGTAGTGGCATTTGATCCCAGATTGCGGGCGTCGGCGTGTCGCCGTTGATGACGTCGTAGCTGAAGGAGCCGCTCATCTCGCGGTCCCAGATCCATTCGGTCTGGAGGTTTTGGTCTCTGAACCATTCGTTGTAGATGTTGAAGTAGGCCATGATCGGGAATGCCGTCACGGTGAAGTTGGTGCTGTAGGCTTGCGGGAGCAGTCCGAAATGATCGAAGACGCTTCCTGGTGAGAGTGTCGGTGTGCCGACGCCTGTTGCTGGTACGAATCGTGGGACTTGGAGCGTGTCGTCTGTGCCTGTGATGAAGGCTTCCCAGAAATCCCAATTGATGCGATTGGGTACGAAGAAGTAGAAGGTTTCGAGGTCGATGTCATCGACTGCGGGCGCGATCGGCGTAGCCAGGCGCGCCATGATGGATTCTGTGTGTGACCAGGTGTCACCTGGTAGGACTTCTTCGCACATGATTGGGATGAGGTCTGACGCGTCAAATGCCTGTTTGCGTGTTTGTCTCATCGTGAATTTTGAACGTGGTACGTTCGTTGCTGGGACGATGGCAAAGCTGTGTTGGCTTGCTGTTCTGTTCCTGTTCACTCTGGTTCTCCTCTCTTGGAAGCTTCTTTAGAAGCTCTTAGGTCTTCGGGGCCCCGCGGTGCTTTGGCAGCGGGGTGTTCTTACAACGGTCTGAGCTTGATGCGGGCGCGCGCGTTGAGCGTGCGTGCCTGGAGTTGCTCAG